GAAGGTGGAGCAGCGGAAAAGGTTATGAGTCCCGATTGTGACAACGTACAGGATGAAGTAATCGTCCCATTGACGTATATGTTGATGTTCCCATTTATGCTCTGGATAATGTCCAGTGCCCCCGCGATTCCGCCGATATTTCGAGCAAGCTGAAACACCGTCGAAGTGCCATTTGCAATCGCGGATAATGGGGTAATTGAGCCGCTGGTTACGTCCACCATAGTAGAGGTAGTGAGCGGCACATAATTGTCTTGCGGGTCATTGAAAAGAAACAATCCATTCTGACCACCGCAAGCCATAAACAAGCCCATGAATCCAGCTACGACGGAAGAGATATAAGACTCATTGCCTTGTATTGCATCCAAGTCATATTCAAAGGCCCATGTGGGGAATGGCATTAGTCCAACGGATGCGTTACCTCTACCCGCTGCTACCTTTTGCACGACGGTGTTATAAGTAGACGATTTGTGTAACCCCTTAGCCATACTGAGGGGGAAGTTTGCCATTATGGGGTATGTCATTATGCTGCCCTTTTATTTTGTTTCCGTAGCTGGGCATTAACGTGCTTAGAGAATGTTGCAGCGTGCTTCTTTAGCATCTTCTCCACTCCGTCAGAGTCAATAGCCGAGACGTTGGGTGCATAGGTTAGGTTATTGTGGTGGTGAACATCGCCCTTGCCACCCGACCCGGTGTTAGAAGCAACCTGCTCAGTCAATGCCCTCGATACAACCGTCTCGCCAGGGCTGAGCATGGCTGGCACAGTATCCCCCGTACCGGAGCCGGGAACCAATCCGCCCTCAGCGAAGGCTAACGCTGCTGTCATTGCGGCTGTCGCGGCTGCACCAGCGCCCGTATCAATCGGCCATGGTGCGGCTGAGAAACTAGCCATCATGTTTGCACCGGCCAGGGATGCGGCTGCAATTTGCTGGGTTTTATCTGCTGCTATCGCTGTTGCGGCGGCTGCTGATGCACTTGCGGTATCCGATGCTTTCTGCGTGACTTGTGTCGTCTCGTGGTGAATCAGCCTCTGTATGTCGCCCCATAGGGCCTTTTCCACCTTCTTCATTTCCATTTCGATGAACTGCTCTGCCATTTGTGTGGCGAGCTGCTGCATCGACTTGCCGAAGTTCTTGCCTTCGGTGACCATCTTGGCAAAGTCAGCATTGAACTGGTTTTGCACTTCCTTCATCTTTTGCTCTAGGGGTGTGAGGGCATCCTTCTCTTTCTGGATTGCAGCCACGCCCTGCTGTGCCGCCAGTTGCTGGTCGTGCCCCAGCTTGATTTGCAGAGCGTCAATTTCAGTCAGCAACAGCTTTTGCTGGTTGAGGAAGGCGATGTACTTGGGATCTGTCTTGTCGCCGTGGCTCTCCGCCAGTGCGGCCTGTTCGTCAAGCTGTATCTTTTTCTGGATTGCGGTAACTTCTAATGCTTCCTCTTTCGCAAGTGCAGCTTCCTTCTCTGAGGTCTCCTGGTTAATGAGCGCAATCTTTGCATCGTGCGCCTGTTTCCACGACATCGTTTCGTGAGCCACAGCGGAGTTGATAGCCTCTTCTTGCGAGGCAAAGCTCAGCTTGGTTTGCTCGTCCTCAACTCTGAAGGCTTCCTTGGCAAACTTTATGCTCTGGTCGGATGCTTCCTTGGCGAACCCTAGCTTCCGCTTAACGGCTTCTTCGTCCAGTGCGGTTTTCTGCTTGTCCGCGTCCGCTGTTGCTTCCACATCCTTTTTGTCTCTCGCGGCTCTCGCATCCATGAATACGTTGTACAAGGCAGAAACATCGTTAGCGTACTGTGCTTCCAACTCCCTTTTCTTGGCTAGATCACCGGCTGCGGCCTTAACCTCGGCCTCGTATATCTCTCTTTTACCCTCAAGGGTTTTCTGGGCGAATGTCACGGCGTTGGTGTATTCTGCCTGGTCTGCGGCGATGTGTGCTGCTAATTGCTTGTCAACCTGCCCATCGGATGTTGGGTTTGCTTTTGTGGCCGCTGCGAGGTTAGCCTCAACTTCCGCGTCGGCCACCTTTTTAACCATTGCTGCTTTTTGTTCCAGACCAGCGACTTGGGTTTTAACCAAGCTCACTTGCTCGGCCATTGATTTCGTCGCTTCTCCCGTGCGGTCGTTACCTGTCACGACAGCCCTTGTTTGGTTTATAAGAGCGGTAGCCTTTTGCTGGTCCTGTAATGCATCGACCACGGCCTGTTGCACAGCAAGGCCGTCTTTGTCTGCACCAATGCCAGCCTCTTTCAGGATGGCGTTGTCTGCTTCAATCCTGTTTAGGTGGTCAGCTACCTGAACGTGGTTTTGTGTTATGTCAATAATCTCTTGCTGAGCACGTTGAACCTTTAGTGCGGAATCGAGGGTGCCTTTGAGTAAGTCACCAGCACCTTTGGTATCACCCTTTGCTATAAGTGCATCGTACTGAGTCTTGAAGTCATTAATAGCGGACTTTGCACCGTCAGAACCTGACTTAAACACTTCCCAAAAACTGTTATTCGCCTTGACCTTCGCAAAGATCTGATCTGCTTCCCCACCAAACTTGTCAAATGTATCCATCAACTCTTTGAGTGATTGATGGTCAAGCAGTTCCAGTTGCTTGTTCAGGGCACCGATGTGATTACCGGCTAGTTCATCGGCTTTAATTCCAGCCTCTATCAGCCTGTCCCCAAGTCCCTGCAATACCATCGTGGACTTGGTGCCAGCGTCCACTTCAGCGTTGCCCAATTCTCTCGCGGCGGTGGCAGCTTTCTCGTGGGCTTGAACGAGCTTTGACACAACCTCAATGGCAGCTACGACGCCGAGGATGGGCAGCATGGCCGTGAATGCAGCCCCAACAGGACCGATGCTGGCAATGAGCGACGTGAGGGCACGGGGCAGGTGTACGCCCGTGGCTTCCTCTAACAGCATGACCCCCTCACGACCTTCCCGCATCGAGCCGGAGACACGTCCACCGGCAGACTCTGATCTGTCCGCTAGATCATCAAGGTTGCCTTGCACTTTACCGAGGTCGTCTGAGAACTCAGCGGTTTCAGCCTGGAGTTTTACAGTCAGTTTGCCAATTTCGGCCACTATATCTACCTCTATGCCCTCTTGAGCGAGGGCCAGCACTCGTCAAACAACTGCTCCGCGTCTGTGCGGCCCTGACTTGACAGGCTTGCAATGGTTCTGGTTCGTATCTTTTGTAGCTTTTCTGTCGTTGTGCAAGCGGGAAGTTGACCGATAACCTGCTTTATGAGTCGCTTGATTTCCAGGGTGTTCTCTCTGTATGGGTCCGGCTCTCGCACGAAGTCCATCGGTTCTATCAGGGGGGCATCTGTACTGGCACGGTTCACGTTGTAAATAGCCGCTGCAGTCAGAGCATTTGCATATCTATCCATCTTGAACTTGAGGTTACGGCGTTTACAGAGCGCCTGAAATGTCAAGGGTGTTAAGTCTTCAAATTCCTCAATTGCCAGTCCCAGGTCATACCGGGCAATCGCCCATAAGTCCACCCAGGTCTGCGGCGGCTCTTCTAGGCGGTCGCCGGAGTCTCTACGTTTGGGCTGGCAGTTGCACCCGTTTCCTCTTCTTGCGCTTTCCTGTATGCCTCCACAACGCCGGGAAACATGAGGTTGAATATCTCATCACTGAGCAGTCGTTGCGCTTGAGGGTTGAGCATATCCAGCACGTTGTCAAGAGTGACCTCCGGGTTATAGCGATGTAATCCGCCATGAACAACTTGAGGAAACTGCTTGCCGCTGGAGATGGACTTCCATGATTCAATCTTCTTGAGGTCAAGTCCAGTTGCATCTTCGATGAGGGCTATAGACCTGTAGTCATAGCAGAGTCTCCACACTTTCTCGGTGCCATCCTCGTTGTCGATGACTAGCTTGAAATAGGGGGTGACGCAAGTCTTAATGATACTTTCGTTTTTCATAGTTCTCCGTTATGAGACGGCGGGAGCGTTAGCTCCCACCATCAAACACCATCCGGGGTGGTGTCTATTAGGCTCCAGTTGTTACGATGGTCCACGGGCCGGTCAGTTTCACCTTGTAATCAATCGTGGCGGGTTTGTCGAGCGGTAGAGCTATTGTTGCTGATTCGACAATGCCGCTGAAATTCTTGCCGCCGAGAGAAAGAGGGTACGCAATCTCAAAGGGAACAGCAGCGCCAGCAAAGCGGATAGCTTCTAGGGCTACCTGAGAGGTTTCTCCGGGGCTGTAAAGGCACTTAATATCGCACGTGCCGGGTTCCTGAGTTCCACCGATATAGGTGTCTACACCGGAAGTAGTGAGCATATTGGTGGTTTTCTCTGTGGAAACCTTGTCTCCGCTAAATGAAACTGATGTGACGCCATTAAGTACGGTGAAAACTGTGGGCGTTGCTACTGTTGCGAATTGTACGGTGGTGCCAAGCCCAACGATGGGCGCGAATGTAGTTGGCATGAGTTACTCTTTCTGCCTTTTTGGGCTGTTAGCTATTGTTGTACTTGAGATATTGCTTCCCTAACCTCTATGGGTATGTCGCTGTGACTAACCCTTGTAAACCGATGATTACTTTTCTTTCCCCCGGTGCTTGCTCTCTTTGTAGGCATCGTTCGATGACTTTTGCAGTCGTTCTGAACTCTCTTTTGCTCTGCTGTCTCTTGCGTCGTTTTCTCTATGTGCGGCGTTGCGGTCTCTGCGGAGCCGGGAAGGTGACACTCTGCCAGTCTCCCGGTCATTGTCATCGTTCTCAATCATGGCCTCAGACTGATCTCTAGCGACCAGCTTGGCGTATAGTTCGTTAATGCCCAGCATGAACACGTCAAGGACGCGCTCTTGACAGTCTGACCACGCCTGGCCCATCCAGTGACGCCCCGCGATATGGCTCGTGCCGAACTCCTGCCACATGCCCCACGGCACGTGCTTATTAGGACCAACCGAGGTGATTAGTGCCTCTCCGCCATCCTCTGCCGTGCCCCACTGGTTGCGGTACACGATTGAGTCCCTCAGCGTCCCGACCTCTGTCGGAGCCGTGCTCTGCATTGCCTCAACTATTACTTGAGCGGCAGGTTTTGCACACTTGACGAGGTAAGACCTTGCGGCCTTGGGCGCGATCTGGGTAAGCATCTCGCTCAATTCTTTTAGCCCCGTAATTTCTATGGTCTTACCCATTGGTATGTATAACCTTAAGAGTCACAGAGCAACGGTATAAACGAGTGTCGTCCTCGAACATGTCCGGGATAGACTGAACGTCAGTAAAGAGCACATTCGTCCCATCAGGCAGCGTACCCACATACAAATCGAACAGTTCGTGAATGGCTTGAATCGCATAAGCGGCATCGTGATATGTCAAACCCCACGTCGAGACATCCACCAAGGATTCGGTCGCCAGAATCGACTTTGCACCAACATCGACTCCGGCATACTTGCTGTTGACGACGGTGTAAGTGACAGCAGGGACGGTGAAGTTTAGAGGCAACACAGCTTGCATTACCCGATTGCCGACTATTGCTGACAGCGCCGGGGCATTGACCATGGCTTGATAAAGTCCCTCGTATAGCATTTATGCCGCCACCTCGTTTAACACATAAGCTATGATTTGCAATTCGCGGTGCCGGAAATCCTTATCGAGCAAAGCCTGTATTACAAACGTCGTGCCTTCGCACACAATGCGGTCTGCAACTGAAATAGTCACTGAGGGGGTGTAGCGAATTACGATGTTATATGCAGACTGTGCGAGAAACTCCCCAGTGTTGTACAGCAGTTCACCACGGAGAACATCTATAGAACCCCACAGTGTCGCATAAGTAGTCCACGTGGTCAGCTCACCGCCAGCGTTAGGCGTACCGCCTAGCTGCTGAAAGCAAAGCCTTTTGTTGAGCTTTCCGCCCGGTGTAACCGCTGGATACGTCTTGGCCATTAGCGGAGATACCCCACTGGTTGAGACTTATAGCCTTTGAGGAGTAGCGAAGCTGCGTTATTTGTAGTCATTGAGTCGCCGCGATTCTCCCACCAGTCGGTGATGAGCAAGCGCATTGCAACCAGAATTGTCTCCGGCACGAACGTGTCATACCCGGCGACAAATTGAATCTGCACAGCGTTGCGAATTGTCCAGTTGAACGGCCAGTAGTAATTGCTGACCGGGTAAATGCAACCGGGGTTGGATGCGGTGTCAACGGTGTATAGTGATGGGTCAAGCGTCTGGTATGTGCCGCCGTATGAGGGCATGTACTGCACGGACGTTATCGACTGCAATGGAGCTTTAGGGATTCTCAGAACCTGATTCTCTGACCACCAGTTCTGGAATCTGTTGATGGTGTTTCTGGCCGGACCAGTATTCTCCTGCCAGCCATACGGAAAGGAGTCCAGCCAGTATGTCCAATTGCTTGTAATCAGAGAACGGCCAGTAATTGTCTCCGCTCTCTCACGGGCAGCAGTGATCAGACCCGTAATGAGCGTGTCATCGGTCGTGTCGGTCGTGTCGATTTTCAGGAAGTTCTTTACGTCAGCAAGAGCCAGAGGTTCACTGCCCGTGTTTGAATTCCATTGTAAGGATATGGACATTTATAGCCTCTTGGTTTTACGCACGGCCTTTTCATAGGGCGGCTTCGTTGCGGTCTCTACTACTGGTGTGACCGTCACAGCCAGACCAGCAGCTAACCACTCGGCGGCAATCTCGTCGGGCACGTCCACGACAGAGCCGCGAATCATCATCGTTGGGATGTACAGAAATGACTGGGTGAGTTTAATTAGCATGGATTCCTTGGTTATGGGGGCTGGGTTGAGCAGCCCCCGGTTATGGTTTAGGCGTGGACGGTGAGGGACAGGACCGGAGGCATCCCAGCGTTAAGGACAACACCACCCGCACGGGCAAAGGCCACGTAAGCGACCTGATTCTGTGCCATGTAGAGTTGGTCAAGGAACTTGACGCGGATGCCGGGGTTTACCTCGCGGAGCATATAAGCCTGTTTGAAATCGCCGAACTGCATAGCAACGGCAGAGGCCGCTACGTTGGGCAGGTACTGGTTAATCTTGACTGGGTAGCCCAAGATTCCACCGGCGTAACCTGTGGTGGGAGCATCAGTGTACG